TTAAAAATAAATTATCTCAAGCAATTGGTTCTTATCTTACAGTGGATGCTATTAAAAATATGGAATCTAAGATAGGAGAAATTCCTCAATATCTTAAAGATATGGGTACAGTTCTTAAAATTGGAGCTATCAAAGTTCCGGCGGCATTTGTGCCAGAGAAAGATCCTATCAAGTCCATTCTTGGAACTGAGGCTAATGGTTTAACTAAAAGTCAACAATTCAATAGATTATCTGATAGATTGGCAGCATTATCAAGTTCTTCTGAGATGATGCAAAAGAACTTCGAATTATACATTGCGCCAATCTTCAAAGATCATCCTCAATTGGCAGGACAATTGTACACAGATTATCAACAAAAGATTCAAACCTTAAATCAAATTGTTAACATGTACAATAATAAACAACCAGAAGCTTTTACTGGTAAAGAAAAGAAATTTGAACCAACACCAAGTCAAATGGCAGAGATTGATGGTTTGTTAAAAGTAGCCATGAATCCATATGCTTTAATGGATGGTTTAAAGCATGGTCGTGTTACTTCTAAGCAGGTAGCTTTGGTGGCGGAATTAAATCCGGCGATCTTACAAAAAATGAGAGAAGAGATTGTTAAAGAGGCTTATTCTGGTAAGGTTAATTTGCCTTATCAACAAAGATTAACAGCTTCTATTATTATGGGTGCTCCATTAGATCCTGGATTAAGAAATGGATCTGCGTTACAAGCTACTTATGGTAAGACTCAATCAACTAACCAACCACCACCTAAATCACAAGGTAATAGTAAACCATTAAAAGCAGATAAGATTTCTCCTTACACTGCGGCACAAAGAATAACCAAACTATAAAGTTATCAATACAATCTCATATAATAAAGGAAAAATACTATGTTTAATTCTTCGAAACTTGTTGATGGATATGCACTTACTTCCAGTGTATCCAATTCATATACAACTGAATGGGTGGATGTCAGACAATGGCAAGAATTGTCAGCCTCAGTAGTTTTTACTGGAGGCTCTCCGCAAGGAACAGCTATTCTAGAACAATCTAATGATCGCCAATTCACAGGTGGATTGAGCGTAAAACCTCTTTATGCCGCCGGCGCTGAAAACAGTTCCGGAGCTGTGAAATCCGTGGATGATTCTTCTGCGGTAGGTACTGGTTATGGCGCTAACACTGTCTCCGTGGCAGGTGCCGGAGTTTATAAATTAGATCAAAGATTAATTCCATTCGGTTGGGCTCGTGTTAAATACACTGCTTCTTCTGATGTAAACACACAATTAGATATTTTCTTAACTCTTAAAAACGATAAGTAAGGAACATTATGCCTCAAATTTTAGTCTATCACATGACTGGACAACTTCCACAACCGCCTTATACAGCGTTTTTTTGGAACGTCTTTGGACAACCTGATCCTACTGGAGCACAATCTGGTTACGGAGCTGGTTATTTAATCAATGTGGAGATCGTCTATGCTTCTATTGATGGTTCTCCGATCGATCCGGTTTCTGGTCAGGTAGGCGGAGATTTAACTGGTTATTTACCTAATCCTTATGTTTCTGGATTGCAAGGAAAGCCAATTTCCACTACTGCTCCTACTTCTGGACAAGTGCTTCAATATAATGGAACTACCTATGTTCCAGTGACGCCTACTTTTCCTTCTGACAATGTGGGTGGAGATTTGTCTGGTATTTTACCAAACCCAACGGTAGTAGGTATTCAAGGTCAAGCTATCTCGGCTTCTGCACCTTCTTTTGGTCAATCTTTGACTTGGACAGGTTCTCAGTGGGGCGGAGTATCTCCTGGTGGAGATGTGACCGGATCTAGCATAGCATCTATAACGGTAGCCAAATTACAAGGATCTGCTGTTTCAGCTTCTCCTCCGATTTCTGGAGCACCTTTAGCTTGGAATGGATCTGCTTGGGTTGCCACCAGTTTAAGCGGAGATATTACTGGATCTATTGGATCTAATACTGTTTCTAATTTACAAGGCACGCCACTTAATGTGCCTGGACCAATTACCACTGGTGATATTATTGCTTATGACGGAGTTCGATGGGCAAAAACTACTCCAAGTATTCCAATTACTACTAGCGCTACTTCTTCTCCTACAGCTAATACCATTGTTTTGAGAGATGGTAATGGAGCCACTCAATTTGCTTCTACTGCTAATAATAGTTTAACTATTGGAGCAGGTTTACTAGCCTCCATAACTAATACAGCTTTTGGTTTAGCTCAAACTGCTCGTTCAACAGATGCGGCAACTAATGATATTTTAATGGAAACACAAGCTCCATTTGCTTCTGCTACCGGAACTAATCGTTTGCCAGGTGATTTCGTTATTAATATTCCATTAGCTGCTGGTGCTCTGGCTACTACTAATAGTGGTAATGTGTATTTTTCATTTGATGGCAATCCAATGGTCTCTATTTATCAAATACCATCTACTGGTATTGGAGCGATAGAATTTCCAAACAACGGAACCATCTTAAATGTCACCTCTGTCACATCTGGTACTTTAAGCATGTTCATCAATGCCGATCTTAATTTATACGGAACTCCTGTTTTGATTAGTTCGACTGGAAACATTGATGTACAAGCTGAGAATCTTATTGATATTAATGCTGGTGGTGGAATTACTATTGATGATCCTAATGGCTTCGGGCTAAGTCTTGTTTCAAGCGGCGCCACTAGATTTAGCGCAGATGCCACTGGTATTGGATTTTTTGCTACGGCTCCAATTGCAAAACCAACTGTTACAGGATCTAAAGGAGCTAACGCGGCATTGGCAAGTTTGTTAACTGCATTAGCCAATCTTGGATTGGTAACTGACTCTTCATCTTAATATAAAGGACTTATGATGTATCTATTTTTACAAGTAGCTGATTTACCTTCTAAAATATTAGATCAGCCAGGAGACACTATTGGAAGTAAAATAGTTTTTGCTGTTTTAGTAGCCATTCTATTAGGCATTGGTGTATTTATTATGTATCTTACCAAAGCTGTTTTAGCTCCAGCCATCAAAGAAATGGTTGCTAGCATGGTTAAAGGTGCCGATGCGGTAGTCTCTTTGAAGGATGAGTTGATTGTGAGCAATAATACTTTAAAAGAGGTTATTACTCAAGGAGATAATAAGATTCTTTCCTCAGTGGAAGCGGCAAAGGATCAAATTATCGATGAAGTAAGAGATGAAAAGATTAGACAGTTAGCACTTCAGTTACAGAATAAATGAATAAAACAAAATATAAGATAACTATGCTTGTAGAGAAAATTATTTTGTATTTGTCTATCGCCTTTATTACTGTTATTATCAGTTCTTTGGGTGCTATTTTCTTTGGAACTTATAAATTTCTGAAGTTAATTGCTCGGGCGCAGACTCAAATCTTAACTCTACAAAATCAACTAGTAGAATCAGCTAAGGAAGTAGTTTCTTTACAAAACGATTTATCCAACTTGCAACAAGCAAGCTTGTGCAAAAAATGCAATTGCACAATGTCACCAGAACCCAGTGTTCCAGAGATAGGATAGAAGTTTCTTTAATAGCGATCAGGATACAGATAATAGATCCTATGGTGGCTAATAACAATCCTCCTTGAGAAAAGGTGAATTTTTGTTTAGCCTTACTGAGTAAGTAAATTAAATTAGCACCACCACAGACTAAGTAATAAGCATAAAACACATTAAGTAAACTTTGTCCGCGCAAAGTTGGATAGGAAATAAGGATGGCTAAACTTAGTGCTATCCATCCTGCTATGGCTGTCCAATTTATTTTCTTAGTGAAAGAGAACATACTAAAAACGCATGTCAAAGTTGGTATAGCTAAGAAGAGGATGGTGGTGATGGCAAATAATATAAATCCTGTGCCGGTATAAGGTTTATCATAATGAGTGAACGTAGTTCTCAACCAACCACTAAAATCACATATAGTAATCAAGGTCAAATAGAGCGACAGCAACTTAGACCTATTAATATAAGTACAGATAATGGTTATTATCAAGAGAATTAAATAAATCAACGGAGTAATCATAAAGGTACTCAACTTATGGAGAGATTTGTGAAAATATTAGGTTACAGTCAAATTTTATCAGTTCTTAGACATGGCGAAATTAAACTTGCCGGTGTGGTGTATACTATTTCGCCAGAATTAAAAAGTTTTGTCGAAGCTAATTTACCATCGGCTGGAAGTTCTTTCGTTAATGGTAATTTCTTATTAGTAGCATCTTTTGATGAACAAAGAAATGCCGGAGAAATAGTTGGTTTCGCACCAGGAAACCCGCCCGACCCAGGTATTAACGAGTAACGTTGGTAATTTAGAAAGAAAATAAGATGCCAACTTTATTATTAAACGATTTGGTGAAAGAAGAATTAGCTTTGCGCCAACGAGCGCAAATAGAAGTATCTTTGCGTCAAGAGAAAATAGAACAGTTGATACAACAACATTGCACAATAATGCCGGAGGCATGTGTGTCAAGACAGGAATGGCAAGATTTTTGTTTTCAACATTTATTTAATCGGACTTGTCATGCTAATAGTTCATTTGTTATTTATTTAAATGATCTGATGCCTAAGTTAGGTTATCCTCTTGGATGGGCTCATACTAAAATTGGAGTATATCGAGGATTAACATGGAAATAAAAACTGCTTGTTCTCATCAATGTCAGAATAGGTATGCTACTTTTCAGACGAACGTAGATGGTGTACCATTAACTATTTATAATATTACTCATTATCATCAAATTTTAACACCCAGAAGAAAAGGAGAAAATTATACTTTCTCTCAAATTTATCTGAATGGTATTTTACATCTATGGTCTTTGGATCGTCATTGGCGCCCAGGAGAATATCTAACAGAGTTTGGAGAATTGCAGGCATTAAAAAATCAATGTAATTATCTAGAAGAATGTTGGAGATTATTTTCTTTATATTGTCAAGATGTTACATCTCTCTTACAAGAAGAACAATCTGTTTTTATTCATTTAATGAGTAATGTGTGGCATCATACAACCTTCCAAGAATGCTTTGAAGATTTCATTAAAGCCTTCAATATCTTTTATCAAACTCAGCTCTCTACAAAAAATTATTCCTCCAAACTGGAACAGTTGGAGGAATCATGGAAGAAAAATCATTCTTCTGTGCCGGAGGTGGAGTCATTATTATCTGATTCTTCTTCCTCTTTATTGCCGAAAATCCTCTCCCATCCTTCGGAATAAGCAGAAGAATAACCTGCATGATTCTCTTTCTTTTGGATAATGGATCCATTGCCGGTTTCTTTGTATCTTTCAAATTGCTCAATGGCTTGAGATTGATCAAACTTAGTTCTATTTATTTTATGTTCGCTCATGTATTTTCTCCTTGAAGTTTAATTTATTACCTAATTCAATTAATTCATCATCTAATATTGATAAATAAAGAGTTTCTCCTTCACAATTGCAACAACTACTCATACTTAAATTATCTTTATACTTACTATTAAATTGAATTATAAAATCAATAAACCACTCATTACCTATGGATGGAATAAAAAAATTATGTAAATTTTTATCAATAAGTTTATGATCAATATCACCAGGAGAAAAATAAACTACATCATATAATTCATTCCATAAAAAATCTATTGTTTTTCGTAAAATTAAATCATTTTCTATTTTCATTTATTTTTCCTTATGAGAAAGCTATCATTTTTTCTTTTCTAACAAAATCTATTAATTGGGCGCGAGATTCAAATTCCGTTATTTGAGTCATACGCCCATATTTAGTGGTTACTATTTGATGAATTTCAAATTTAACTATATGCGGATCATCTTCATCTGTCCAACCATCATTGGTTATTTGAATAAATGAATCTTTATATTTATCCTTCATATATTTAATTGCTTCTTGTAATTCCATATTACTTATCCTCTAATATTTGGTTTAAATCTATTCTCTTTTGCTGGTAACTCATCACTCAAAGAGTTTAACAATTCTTCCGGCGCATTCATCTTCTTAATATAATGCAAGAACTTCACATAATTCTTTTCCGATAAATATCGAGGTTGATCCATGGTTGGAATCTCTTTGCATAATTTATTCAAAGGAATGATGTAGTAATAAGTATATGGTTGTTTAGAACCAACACAAATATAAGCAGGAATCTCAGCCTTATTGGCAAGATTGATAAACTGATTATACTTATACATCTCAATAGGTTCATATTGATTTTTAAACTCTACTAAGCCAGCTATTTCGCCTGATTTGTGTTCAAGGTACATATCTACATCATGTAAGTGGTTTTTAGCTCCATATTTATAATGCAAACCTTCTTGCCAATTATCTCTATCATTATATGGAATGCGTGGTTTTGTACTGATTGTTGAGTTATTCATCATATATTAATATCGAAATATTAATATATATTATCTGAATAGTGACATTATTAACTATTTTTCAGTTCATTTATTTCTTTGGACAATTGATTAACTTTCTCAGATAGTTCTCTGACCATTTTGAGTAGATACAATTCTATATCTCCTCTGGTATGAGATTTGAGAAAGTCTAAGAATTCTCTATCTCGTTCATTTTGATTCATGTTTTATTCTTATAGTTAAGATAATTACCAAACAGTATCCATCCATCTCTACCATGTTTAATTTTATTATAACTTATTTCAGCCATTAGCTTACATTCTTTTATGTCATTATCTATTTCTTCATATTCTTCAACCCATTTTGAACCAAACGCAAAATAACATAAAATTCTCTCAATTAAATTCATTTTATTTTATCCTTTTGGTATACAGAACATATCTACTGGGCAACAATATCCATTATCATTACCAATACACATATTTGGATTAGTTTCTTTATCGCAGCAAACATGATCGGCAGGACAGAAGCAAGTTCCTTCTTGGCATTCTTTAGGTCCTGGATCGCAGGTTCCGGTGGTAGTAGTTCCACCTAAACCGCCACCGGAACTAGTTGAGGTTTCTCCTCCGGTACCGCCTGAAGGACTGGTGGTTTCACTTCCGCCCGATCCTCCAGAAGAACTAGAAGTATCTGCACCAGCTTCTCCTCCGGTGCCTCCACCTTTACCATCGCTGGTGGAATCAATAATAACAATTCCGCAACCACCAATCATTAAACATAATGCTAATAGTAATAATTTATTCATTTGTTGTTTCCTTTTAAATATTCAATTTGTTTTTGAGCTTGTTTAAGTGAACACGGCATAAATCCTATACATTCAGATTGATGTCCATCAAGATAGGTATAACATATAGCGCCCACAGGTCTATTGTTTTTAATACTTTCTTCTATGTAAGTTATTATGTCTTTTGTATTCATTTCTTTTCTCCATTTAAAATGAATCTAACACAAATTGCCGAGATGATAAAAACAACGCAGTAAATAATAACAAAAATTTCCATTTCTTTTCTCCTTCATTTACTCAAAAGCTTTTAGTTTGATGAATTTCTTTGCGGATTCCATAGATTCCGCGCGGTATTGAATTGCACCATCTCCATAATTTATTCATTTCTCATTTTCCTTTTTCTTCCAAAGAAGTAATTTCAGATTTTAATTTATTTAATTTTATTTCATTTTCATCAAAACCAGCATTATACTGTAATTGAGATTCAACTTGTTCTATCGCCATCATTAAAAGATGTGGAGTTGGCATTCTTTGAATACCGGCTGCAACCTGTTTAAGATCCTCATCATTAAAAGATGAGTAAACTGAACAAATCAAATCTACTATAGAATTATAGTAAGGTAAATCTCCAGAAATCACGATTGATACAATCATTGGAAATTGTTCTTGACAATCGTGTATACGTCCTTTAATAACTCGGGCTAAATTTTCTTTGTTAATCATTTCTTTTTTTCCTTTAATTCAAATCTTTTTTCTTATCTTCATTCACTTTATCTGCCGTCTGTTTTGCTTGTTCGGCAAGGATAAATTTACCTTCTTTTACTTGCTTATCAAACCATTCTTGAAATATCTTATGTTCTTTATTATTCATTTTATTCTCCTCTCATACACAGTTTTAATCCAATCCAAAAACTCTTGGTAATTCCATTCTCTTTTTCTCATGTTGCAGTCGAAGCACGCCGGCACACAATTCTCTGAAGTGTGTCCTTTACTATTATCTTTGCGATCCAATCCATGATAAGTAAATGGCTCTTTAAACCTCTTGCCTTGTCTGGTCTTACCGCTGACTGAGACTGGACTACCACAGTAATGACAATCCTCTTGGCTTAACTTTATAAATTGTTCCAAGGTAATGTCTGCCTCGTTATACTTACCTTCTGTATAAACGGCATATTGGAGCGCCTGGAGTCCGCTATATTTCTGAATGGAAGCTTTCAAGCAACCGCAAGATTTGGTTGGAGAAGAAGAACGAAAAACATTCTCAACAGAGATTTCTTTTTGATTACCACAATCACATTGGAATAACCAAACTCTTCTTTTAGCTTTTAATTTACCAGTTTCTTTATAGCCCACAAACTTAATAGCTGTTAAGCTATTGAATTTCTGTCCGGTATAATCTATAATTTGTGATGAATTCATTTTATTGATAATTTAAGTAATTCTTTTTCTAATTCAATCCAATTTTGTTCCGTCGTATTTTCACGTTTGCTTAAATAAGCAAACTTAGCATCATATGATAATTTGGTAAGAATTCTGTGCATAGCGGCAATTTGCAATTCATCATTTTCAATTCGCTCTTCACGTTTTTGAAGATAAACAGATTGGCTGTATTCTCTTACTAAATCATTAATCTTATCGCAACGCTCATCTAAGTTTAAAATATGAGATGTGTCTTGAACAAATTTATCAACTACTGTTTTTGCTTGCTCACAATATTCATCATTCATAAATGAAAATGGCATATCGTCGCAGTACGCTAATACATATTGAATTTCAATCATAGAGTCTCTAATATGTTCTTTTAATAAAGTACTATCACTTTTAAATAAATTCCAAGTCATTTGTTTTCTCCTATACTTTATATATCAGATTAATAGTATAATTATGACATTATTTAATAACTATTTCTGTTTAGGTGTGCAGGCGATAATCATTAAGATGGTTCCAAGAACTACAATTTGAAATAATAAAAAATATAATACTCCAGTAAACATAAGAAACTCCTTTATCTAATTGTGATAATATTAATAGGAGCCCGACGGGCGCAGAGATAAGATAACCATGGCGTCGGTCGGCGTCAAGCGACCGCTAATTTAAAAAAAATAGAGCGGAAGGAGCGGAGCGGAGGAAGGTACTTTAAAAACTTTTCATATTTTAGATGTAAAGACTTTACACGTTTGTCTTACAGCCTCAATTATGTTTTCATCATATTTGCTTCCGCTCCTTCCTCTTATCACTAAAACACTATAAAAATAGGATAAATAGAGCGGAAGGAGAGGCGGAATATGAGCGGAAGGAAGCGGAAGGAAAACCGCCCGGAAAATGAAAATGATTACTTTCTATTTATTTTTAATATAGAGTATAATTTTTCTAACTCAATCTGGTAATAAATGGATATAATATATGTAAAGACAGTAAAGAGGAGAATATAATGAGTAAATTAGTTAACTTTAGATTTTCAGAAGAATTCATTGCCGAGATTGATGCGGCGCATGTTGATATGATTACAGCTACCAAGGTAGCAATTAGCAAGTCTGAATTTATCAGAATGTGTATCAAAAAAGGAATGGTTGAGTTGAAAGAGGTATTTCAACCAGAAGAATCAAAATAAAAAAAGAGAGGTCGGCGCCAACCGACCTCTCTTACACACAGGAACAGGAAGTTCCTGATTAATATGCATAATTAATAATAGAAAACACACACAAACAGGAGTTACGATGAATATAGCACACATTTTTGACAGCGCAATTAAAACAAATTCTCTCAGAGCAGCGCAAGAGTATTTAGTAAGACAGGCTGCCGGTCTTAGCAAAGATGATTATCGTTCCTTATTATCCATGATTGGAGAGCATTTTGGAAGAAACATTACCTCTCACGAAGTCTCAGTTGTCGCGCCAAAGACAACAGGCTCTAATGTTGAAGCCGCTTGTTTAGATAGTTATGGATTTTACTCTCCAGAGTTATTACTTAACACCACCAAAGATGGCAACGTTAAGATTATTCCAAACTTAACAAATTACAAAATCATTATCCAACATCTTTTTCCTACTATCAAATATTCAGAATTTGAAAGAAAACCTTACATTAACAATGAGCCAATGACCACTGATGATACTCTTAAGATCGCTAGTGCGGTTACAGTTTTCTTAAAAGGTCACAACGTTAAAACTAAAGAAATTGATAATGCCATCAGATTAGTTGCCATCGATAACAAGTTCAATCCTCTTGCCGATTACTTCACTTCTCTACCTATAAGTCATACCAACCATTTAGAAAATTGGTTAACCAATGTCTGTGGGGTGGTGGACTCTCCTATCAATAGAGTGCTTGGAAGAAAATGGTTAATTAGCTGTGTCGCCCGCGCCATCAAGCCTGGTTCTTATGTAGAAGGTTCTTTAATTTTCTACGGCAAGCAAGGTGCCGGAAAGACTTCTTTCTTCAAGAATATTAATCCAAAGGAAGAATATTACTGTGGTTCAAACGTGGATATCAGTAATACTCAAAAAGCCTCTCAAACATATCAAGGTAAGTTTATTATTGAGTTCGGAGAATTGGCTGCTATTGGCAAAGCTGAATTAGAAGATGCTAAACAATATTTAACTGAGACTCATGATACTTATGTTCCTAAATATGAAAACTTGGCTGTCTCTATGCCTCGTATGATGGTCTTTGGCGGCTCCACTAACCATCTTGATATTTTACATGACACTACAGGCAATCGTAGATTCTGGTGTGTCGAAGTGGCGGATAACATGGATATTGATTTATTAAAATCAATCAAAGAAGAATTATGGTCAGAAGCTTATCAAGCTTTTATGACAGGAGAGAGTTGGGTATTAACCTCTGAAGAAAGAGAAATGTTAGAAGAATCTAATGGTCATTTCCAAGCAGATGATCCTCTTAAAGATTATGTACTACAGCATTTAAACTCTACCGAGGATGCAATTTTATCATCGGCAGAAATTAATAAGATTGCTAAACAATTTGACATTAGAGCCCACTCTAAGACGGTAGCTAAAATAATGGATAGTTTAAATTGGAAAAAAATAAAAGCTACTTCTGGACCAAACAAAGACTGTACCATTTATATTAGACCTTCTAATTCTAAAAAACAAGAAGCGGAAATCGCTTCTGCCTGGAACTGATATATAATTCTAGTCAGCGCTGTTGCTGATTTTGACATTTATACTTTTCATATCAATCCACCATTACTTACCTAATGGTGGATTTTTCATTTAGTAATAACTTCTACCAATATTGTTATATTATTTATGAGTTGTTCATTGTTTCTTTTTGCCCCGCAAGGGGCTCATTGGGTGATAAGTTAACTGGCAAACTCAAACACTTTGAATGTTTCAATCTCCGATCGTACCGGAGTCACCCAGCCAGCAGAGATAAGAAAAACTCATGATGTCTCCTTAATAAATACAAAATTCTCTGCTTTTGCGACCATGGTATATTTGGGTGTGCCTCAGCCTTCCAAGCTGAAGAATTCAGTTCAATTCTGAATGATCGCTCCATAAAAAATTAAACCTCACTGCTTTTTTCCTCTCGCAGTGAGGTTTTTTTATTTAGAGGTAAATATGGAATCCAGATCTTCAAAATATCAATATAGAATTCTAGAAATACCAGTCTCTTCCGAGTTTTTCGATCAAAAAGAAACATCATCTCAAGAAGAACAAGAAAGATTATTGATCATAGATCAATTAGTGGAATTAATTGAACAAACAGCCAAGTCTCATTTAACACCTAATCAATTAACCATTTATAATTATCATCGTCAAGGCTTAACTCAAGCCGAAATTGCCAAGAAAATAAACGTTCATCAGTCAAGTATTTGTAAAGCTCTATATGGTAATATTGGTTATGTTAATAAAATAGCCCGCTACCAACATCAAGGCGGCATCTTTAAGAAACTAAAAAAGAAACTTCTCAACGATCCAAAAGCAAAAGAATTATTATCTCAATTATCTATAATAATGTAAATATACTATTATTTAGATATATTAAAAGGAGGATAGAATGTTAACTTATCTAGCGATTTTAAGTCAGAGTGTGATGGTCATCCTATGGATAAAGATGATGAAAAATCATTTCGATAAGAGAAAGGTACAAAATAATGACCAAGAAAAGTCCGGGCAGACCGCGCAAGCATGAAGTAGGAAAATGGACATCAGTACAATTTAGAATTCCGGTAGAATTAAGAACTAAATTACTAACAGTTTTAGAAGATAAGAATGAAAATCTACCATATCATCTTAGTATGAATTCATTATTATTAGAGTTAGTTCAAACTGCTCTGTCTAATTCACAACAATAAGAAATAAAACCTCTCTATAGAGATAAATAATCGGAGAGGTTTTATTGTTTCAGTAATAAGAAGGTATATTTTGGAAGGAGTTCTTTATGTCTAATGAATTGTTTGAAGATATGGAAATGACATTTTTAGATCCAGTTTCTGAAAAGAAAAGACAAGTAAAACAAGTATATTATGATTATTTAGCTAGTATTGTTATTGCTGGCGAAGGACTTCTTCCTGATCTTCTAGATCCTGATGAGTTAGTTCAACGTAAAATAACTCCAGAAGAAGAGGAAGAATTGTATTATAAAATAGGCGTCTGGTTAAATTCGCTCAATTAAAATTATCAATATAATGATACTAGAAAGTATAAAGAAATAGCTAAAGATTATAATGTTAGTATATGGTTTGTTGGAGATTTAAAAAGAAAATCCTATTAATAATGTGATATATAAATACTAATAATATCTCCGAGTTGAGATAATTAAATACTTCTTGGTTTGCATATATGAAGGTAATTACGATGAAAAAGACTAAAAAATCTACTATTTTTGATTTTGATACTATACCAGTTATTATGGGTGTGGGTATTGAGGTTATTCAAAGAGAATTAAATATATTAGCCAAATTATCAGAAGAGCGCGGCTTAACCGATGCCGAATCTAAATTGCTTATTTCATATATTGCTACTCTAAGAGAAGTTAAGAAAGATTATATTGCCGAAGTAGAACTTGTCAAGAAAGAGTTAAAGGCGATGTCTACTCAAGAGCTTGAAGCTATGCTTGGTAATGATAATAAGAAGGTCGCTTAATTATGAATTACGGAATTCCAGCAGACCAACCATTTACTATTAGAGATGGTAAACCAGAAGATTATGCATTTATTCTTGCCTCATGGTCTAATGAAGCGCACAAGATTAAGTATGATAATTTTATTTCTAACTCCATTTTTTTTCCTAGACAAAAAGCCTTAATCAATAATATACTTTCTAAATCCATAGTAAAAGTAGCGCATTTGGATAATGATGCGGATAATATTGCTGGTTACCTAGTTATGCAGCCTAATTTTAAAATGAAGACTTTATATGTTCATTGGGCGCACACCAAACCATTATATAGAAGATTAGGAATAGCTAAAGGATTATTAACAGATTATGTTCAAAATGGCGATCCAATATTAGTTATTACCTCTCCATTTGTTTTGTTGCCTGAATTGAAAAAACGTTATGGTATTTTATATGATCCAAGCGTTATTGATGATTTGAGAGGATCAATATGAATCAAGTTTTGGCGGCTAAATTAATGAAGAAAGAGCTAACCAAACGCGCAGCTCCTCCAATTAATGTTTTATCGGAATGTTTTGCGGAACAATTAGCTTTCATTAAAGATCCGTCCAAAAGAAAGAAACTTTGTTTGACTAGACGTTCTGGTAAATCAACCACCGTTGGTCTATACATGGTTAACGAAGCTCTCTCTAATCCTCGTTCTAAATATGTTTATGTAGGATTAACTAAAGAAACCGCTAAACAAACCATGTGGATGGATATTTTCGAAAACGTTATTCTTAAATATAATGTGCCAGCACAATTAGTTGGATTACAAATTAAGTTCTCTAATGGCTCTGTTATTCAGCTAACTGGCGCCGACGCCACTTTTAAAGAAAAGAATAAACTTAGAGGGCAAAAATATAGAATCGCCGTGGTAGATGAATGCCAATCATTTACACAAGATTTAAGAGAATTAGTAGAGTCAGTTATCCTTCCTACTTTAGCAGATCTTGATGGAACACTATGTATGATTGGTACGCCAGGAAATCAAATGGGTCTTCATTATTGGTGGCAAATCAATGATCCAAAAAATCAAAATGGAACTTGGAAAGATTTTCAGTGGAGCTGGAAGAACAATCCATTTGTTAGAGAAGGAGTTCAAAAACAATTAGATGAACGTTTAGCCGCAGATCCTTTGATTGTCAATACTTCATCTTTTAGACAAGAATGGTTGGGCGAATGGGTAATTGAAGAAAGTGCCAGAGTATATAAATCTACCAAAGAGCTTAATTATATCAATAGTATACCTACTCAAGTATTTATTGGAGATGTCATTTACCTTTTATCTATCGATTTTGGTTGGAATGACGCAACTGCTTTTGTAGTTTCTGTTTATAATAGATCATTTGATAGTAAAATGTATGTATTAGAATCTTTCAAACAATCTCAACTAACTGTTACTGCGGTAGCTGAGCAAATCAAAGCTTACATGTCTAAATATAATTTTAGAAATATAGTAGTAGATGCGGCTAACTTACAATTAGTAGAAGAAATTAGAATCATTCACGGTTTGCCTTTATTGGCTGCCGATAAGCGCGGCAAAGAAGCTCATATTCATTTAATGAATTCTGATTTTCAAACTGGCAAAATACAAATTTTACAACCTACTAATCAGCCATTAATTGAAGAATTAGAAACTTTAATTTGGAATGAAAGAGCTTTACTACTTGGTAAACATAAAGAAAATGCTACCAAAGAAAATCATTTAACAGATGCTTTATTGTATGGCTTTACACACAGTAGACATTATTGGTATGAAGTAAAACCAGTGATTAATCCTAATAATGAAGAAGAATTAAGAAGAAGATTATTAGAACAACACTGGAAGAGTTTAAATAAACAAAATACTTCAATGGAAGTTAACTATAATGAGGAATAATATATGAACAATGTAAAATTAACTTTTCCTGAAATGAAAGAAATAATAGAATTATTCGTCAAGAATAAACTAAATGCTTTAAAGATAGGAGATTTGGAGCTCCAGAAGAATCATTATGAAGTACTACCAACTAGTGATAATAAAGCATCCTTCCAAGAAGATCCATTATTTTATTCAGCCGCACCTATGCCTATAGAGTTGCAAGAGATGTTGGCTGCCTCCATGAATATAAAAAAGAAATAAAGGTAAACCATGGTCAACAAACAAGCCAAATCTAAAAAAGATAAAGAACAAAAAGTTTTTCGTGATTCTAAAGAATTCGTTCATGCTTCTAAGGACGATGTTAAAAAGATTCGTGTCAGAACCAAAAATAAAGCCAATGCTTATTGGTGGGTGGGTAATGATGAAGATCTTTATCTAAATGTTCAGCAAACAGTTAATGATATTGAATCTCAACAATCTTTATTAAAGAACCTTCGAGTTATCTTTGCCAGATTGTATGGTAACTATGAAATCTTGGGTTATCCATTTCAAATGTTTGGTGGAAGAAATGCTTCCAACCAACAATCTAATAATAGAGTAGCTCTAAATGTTATTCAATCTATTATTGATACTTGCGCAGCTAAGATTGCTAAAGATCAACCTAAGATTACTTTCGTGACTACTGGTTCTAATGATTATTTCTTAAAATTAAGAGCCACCAAACTAACCAAATATATGGCTGGTTTATTCAAACAAGCTGGCGTGTATAAAAATTGTGAATCTGTTTTCCGCGATGCAGGAGTAGTAGGCACTGGATTCTTAAAGATTTTTGAAGAAGATGATCAAATTAAAACTGAATGGTGTGCTATTGGTGAAGTTATTGTAGATGAGTTGGACGGTATGTATCAAAAACCACGTTCCATGCATCAAGTTAGATTATTTTCCAGAGATGTACTTAGAGCAAGATTTCCAGATAAAGAGCAAATTATTGATGAAGCTCAAGCTCAATTCATGGGCAAAATAACACTCTCCTCTACTACTGATTTGGTTAGAGTGACAGAATCATGGCATTTACCATCATCTCCGGATTCTGAAGATGGCAGACATTGCATTAGCATTTCTTCTGGAACTTTATTTGCCGAAGAATACAAAAAGGATTATTTTCCAATTGTTCCTTTCCGCTGGATGCAAAAACCACTTGGATATCAAGGAAGAGGAATTGCTGAAGAATTGCTTTCTATTCAAACAGAAATTAATAAACTTCTTACCACTATTCAACGCTCTATTGAATTAGCTGCCGTACCAATGGTCTTCGTACCAGATGGAGCTAAAGTAGCCACAGATCATTTGTTAAACAACACTATTGCTAGAATGGTAAGTTATAGCGGCGCCCAACCTCCAACTTGGTTAACTCCGACCGCTCAAAATGCGGAAATATATCGACATTTACAATGGTTAATTGATAAAGCTTATCAAATTGTAGGTATTACTGAAACTGCTGCTTCTGGTCAAAAACCAAAAGGAGTAGATTCTAACGTAGCTATTAGAACAGTTCAAGATATTGAAGCTTCTAGATTTGCTATGGTTGCCTTACGATGGGAGGATTGGTTTATGGATATCGCCAAAATAATGGTGGATATGTCAAAAGATTTATACGCCAAGAATCCTGATCTTAAAGTTTCTTTGGTAGAGAAAAAAATGTTACATGAAATCAGATGGAAAGATGTTGATTTGGATGCTCCATATGATGTACAATGTTTTCCTACTTCTCAATTACCAGATTCTCTTGCCGGCAGAATCGAAACGATTTCCGAATATATTGATAAAGGATGGATTACTAAAGAAACTGGTATGACCTTGCTTAATCTTGATCCTGATTTAGAAGGAGAAGTTAATAGACAAACCTCTTCTTTAAGATTAGTTGAAAAATGGATCTCTGAAATGGTAGAAGATGGTACTTATCATAGCCCAGAACCTTATATGAATTTAGGTTTAGCCATTGATATTTCACAAACCATCTATACACAATTACAAGTAGAGTCTTGTCCAGAGGATAGGCTTGAGTTAGTAAGACAATTTATTAATGATTGTATTGAGTTACAACAAAGATTACAAGGACCTCCACCTGGACCGGAAATGGGTCCACCTCCAGATATGGGTCCTCCACCACCTGATATGATGATGCCTCCTCCTGGGGCTCCAATTCCTCCGATGGATATGGGCGCTCCTCCAGGACCACCTCCTATGCCAGGACCAATGCCACAATAAGAAAAGGAAATAAAATATTATGAGTACAATTAGAGTTACCAAGAAAGAAATGGGCAGCAATATGACTGTCTCTTCAGGAGAAGTAAAAAGAATTACTCTTCCAAATCAATATGCTGATTCTATTAGCCGAGAATCTGCTCCTGCTGAAGATGTGTCAGCAGAAACTTCTTCGCAATCTCAAGAAGTTTCGGTTTCTGATGAAGAGCGCAGAGCTAAGAGACGCGAAGAATATAAAGAAGCCGCTTCTATCAGAGAACGCGCAATACAGATGCAAAAACAGGCTGAACAAAGAATTAAAGAAACAGAACAATTTACATCTTTAATGCAACAAGCTAAAGAAGATCCGACTATTCTTGCCAAAGCTTTGAATATGGATCCGGGTGAGTTTCAAAGAAAGATTTTTAATAAAACTTATTCCATCCAAGATGATCCGGCTCCTGTAAGAGAAGAATCTTTTGAGGAACAAACTAGGCGTAAATTAGAAGAGTATGATCAAGAACGCGCTCAAGAAAAAGAACGCAAAGCACAAGAAGCTCGAGAATATCAAGAGAGAGAATTTAATAGAGTGAAAAACTCTTACATTAATGATAACATTTTACCTCACATTAATGAAAACCATGAATTCATTCACAAAAATGATAAACATAGCTGCGCTGCTTTGGTGTATGATTTAATGAATCAAGCCTTCCAAGATCATTGCGCATCTGGAGGAGATCCTAATTCTTTTGAATTAAAGGCTCAAGATGTAGTGGAACAAATGGAAGAAGAATTGCAACGTCGAGCAGAAGATCAATTAACACAAGCTCGTTCGATGAATAAATTAAAAAGATTCTTCCGCGATGAAGAAGTTGAATATCAAAGACCAGAGCAATTATCTAGTTCTAGTTCTCGTTCTCGTTCTGTTTTTGAAGAAGATGGAACGATTAAAAGAAAAGATTTTACCAGGAAAGCTTCGCCAACCATTTCATCTTCTCTAGGTGTTGGCGCTCCTCCTTTTGGATCTTCTACCGCAGTTCCAGAAAGAAACTTACCATTGTCAGACAGACATGCACGCCGTCTACGTGCTATGAAAAATTTAGGCAGCAAATAATTACTATCAATAATGTTATATTAAAGTTGAATGTTTCTACATTTGGATTGAACTCGGCTACTAGGATTGCACAATAAAAGCCACAGAAACAAAGGTAAAGACAATAACTTTATACTAAACATTTTATAAGGAAAACACTTTTATGAGTTCTATTGGAAATACATTAGTTTCTTTGGATGCAATTCTAAAGGAATATTACCGTGACGGAGGCGTTGTTAACACAACTTTCGTTGACAACCCACTTTGGGCACTTTTAACTAAGAAACAAAACGTTTTATCACCAGTTGGTGGTAGAAACTTCTTGTGGCCAGTCAAGTACGCTACCTCACAAGGTCGTAGCGCAATCTTCACCACAGCACAAGCAGGTGGACAAAACACTTCTACTCAATCAGTAGATTTTATGGTACCAAACGTAACCAACTATCAATACTCTACACTTTCCAGCCAAGTAGTATTGCAAACTCGCGGAAACAGAAATGCTTTCGTAGAAGCAGTAACTCTTGAAATGGACGGTTGTTTAGACAACATGGGTCGTGATATGGGTGGAGCTGTTTACGGTGACGGAACAGGTATCAGAGGTACAGTTGGAGCTTCTACAGATTTAGCTTCTAGCACTTTAGTATTAGCAATTGCTGATCAATCATTGCAATTTGAAGTTGGTATGCAATTAGACTTATGTCCAGTTGGTACACAAACTCCTAGAGCATACGGTACAGCCGGACACGGTTTGTATGTTATTGGTGTAGATAGAGTAAATGGTACTCTAACAATTGGAACTACACCTAATCCACAAACCGCTTCAGATGTGGATATTAATGATGCTACTAACGGTATTCCTACTGCTGCTCTTGGTGACGGTATCTTCGTAACAGGTGATGAAAACGCCAAGATTACAGGTTTAGCAGGATGGTTACCATATGGTGGACCTTCAGCTACTCCGTTCTTCAACGTTGACAGAACAGTTGATCCAACCAGATTAGCTGGACAATCATTAGACGGAACACAATTAAGCATTGAAGATGCTTTCATTCAAGGAACCAGCATTGTTGCAAAACAAGGTGGTGGAATGGGTCGTAACCAAGTAACCCACTTCTTCGTTCCATTCGGACAATACTCTCAATTACTAAGAAGCCAAGCAGCTAAGACCATTATCGATGTCGCTATCGGTGAAGGTGATGAAACTCAAGTAAGCTTTCCTGGTGTTGAATTAATGACCGCACAAGGTCCAGTTAAAGTCATTCCAGACAACAACTGTTCTCCTAACAGAATGTACGGAATCAATATTGACACTTGGAACTTCTTACATGTTGGACCAGATCCAGTTTCCTTGTGGAACCTTGATGGTTTGGATATGATGAGAACTGCTACAGCAGATGGTTTGGAAATTCGTTTCTATTCCTTCGGAGCTATGGTATGTATTAAACCAGGTTCAAACATTGTTATCGGGGTAAATCCTTAATTTTAGGAAAGGAAATAGAATTTTATGGCTAACTCATACGGTTATACCACGCTATTTGCGGACAGACCAGGAATCTGGTTTGTGGAAGGTCAAGTCAGTATCGATGGATACGGGCAACCTGTTTTCACAACTGTACCGTCTGGAGTGGTCCGTTCCATTGTAAAAAATGGAGGTACTGGAAACTACAGTATCGTTCTTCAAGATGCTTGGTATGCTTTACCAGGATGCAGTATACAAACTATTGTTCCTTCTAGCGCATCTCCTAATTTCTTGATAGTTCAGATACAAAGTGTTACAGTCGGAGATTCCTCAGTGCTACCAGTACAAGCTGGTGGCGTTGGTCAACAAGTTACCTTCCAGGTATTTGATGATGCGGGCTCCGAAGCGGATCTAGAAGAGGGTAGTGGTTTCTTTTTCAATCTTAGATTGAAAAAATCTAGCGCATAAAGGAGTCTTATGGAAAAAAAACCAGGACTAATGATTGCGGTTTTAGATGGTCTTAAAAAGAAAGGTAAGATGGAATCTTCTAAGAAAGAAGATGTAGAATTAGAAGATGATTCTTACCGTGACTATCTAAAAGAAATTTCCAGTGAATTGATTCTTGCAGTTCACGACAAAGATCCGGAACTTGTTGCGGATCTGTTAGAAGAAGCTTTTGACTGCCTAGAACGCAGACCTCACGCAGAAGGTCCTCATCTAGGAGAATCAGAAGACGAATATTAAAAACTTAAAGCCAGAGACCAGCCTTTCTTTTATTTTCTTTCTTTAAAGGCGAATCTCTGGCTTTTTATTATCTGCATATTTTACAATTAAAGTAACAATATCAATGAAGGATCGTTAACATGACTGTTTGCAGTATTTATCTCATAACTAATACTATAAATGATAAAGTTTATGTGGGTCAAACATGGCAATCGTTGAAGGAAAGATTTTACGCACATTGTAATAAACATCCATATAAAAGTAAGATAAAAAATGCAATTAATAAATATGGAAGAGATAATTTTACTATAGAATTATTAGTTACCTGTGATAATCAAAAAATTGCCGACGCTTTAGAAAAATTTTGGATTAATACTTATGATAGCATTAATACAGGATACAATATTAAAGAGGGCGGATCTAGAGGTAAATTTTCGGAAGAAACTAAATTAAAAATGTCTTTGGCAAAAATTGGTAAATCTGCTTGGAATAAAGGAAAAGCTACCTCTTTTGAAACTAGGATAAAGATTTCAAAAAATAGTACAAAAACAATACATTTAACAGAATCTCAAATACAAGAAATAAGATCTGATAAAAGATCCTACGAACAAATTGCTAAAGATTATCCTTGTAGCAGTAAAACTATTTCTCGTATCTGTAAAGGACAAAAGAAATGACTAGTATGCAGCAAATGATAACATATACTAGGCAACGTAGTAATATGGAAGCGAATCAATTTGTGACTGATAATGAGTTGATGCTTTATCTTAATCAATCTTTGGGCGAATTAGATGATATTCTTGCCACAGAATATGATGATTATCATATGCTTAATTATCAATCCATCATTCCAACTAATACTAGCTCTAATATTCTTCCAATTCCTCCTACTCTTTTAAAACTAAGAGGAGTGGATTTTCAATATCAACCATCGCAATCGCCCGCCCAACCAGCACTATGGTATTCGGTTCCAAGATATAATTTCTTAGAACGTAATCAACAAAATCCAATGTCGGTTATTTCTCTACCTTGGGGCAGATTAAATATTTCTTATAATTTAATGGATCAAGGAATTCAAATCATTCCTAATACTAACTGCGCCGGCACCTATCAAGTCTGGTACACACCAAAATTCCAATATCTAACTTTAACAACTGATATTCTTCCAGTTTACATGAACATGCAAGGATGGTCAGAATATGCGATTGTAGACGCTTGTATCAAAATCTTCAACAAACAAAACATAGATCCATCTGGATTTATGGCAGAGAAAGCTGCTCTCCAACAAAGAATTATGGCGGCAGCTAAGAACAGAGATGCCGGCGGAGTTAAATTCGTAGCAGATACTCGCTACCAAAATCAATATTTCTATTGGGGCAACAATTTAGGAATGTACTAATGGCTATACAAAAACTCAAGAAATTATTCTTAAATGCTACTGATACCTTATCTACCACTGATATTATCAGAAGTATTAATAATATGCAAGAGAATATTGCTAATGCAATTAATCCATTAGTTAAAGTACAAAATGATTCCAGCAATCTAAGCAATATTCAATTGGTAGCTGGACAAGTAAATAAAGTTAATCATCGTTTGGGGCGAAAACTCTTAGGATATAATGTCATGTTAAGAGGAACTAGTCCGCAAGCTATTATTTCTAACGATCAAGAAAATAACCCAACTCCACAGTTAACATTATGGTTATGGACCTCTGTTGATTGTTCTATCAATCTTCAGGTCTACTAAAAGGATAAACTATGACAAATGCCATGAATTTGATTATACCTACACCAACCATTACACCAGGACCGCAATACGCTGTTCAGGTTTCAGATGATTTGGATGTTATTGCTGGTCATCGTCATACCGGGGCAGCTAATGGAGATGGTTATCAGGTACCTACCGCTGGATTAGATATTAATGAAGATTTATCTTTTCAATCTAATAATGCTACCAGTTTGCGCTCCACTAGATTTACTAATCAAGATCGTACCTTATCAGGTATCGGAGATATAGGTTGTGTATATGAATTAAATGGAGATTTATGGTATAATAACGGCGCCGGAACTCCAATTCAAATCACTTCAGGCTCTTCTTTAATAGCTCCAACAGGCGGATATACTCCAACCAGTATTACCAATAATTTAGCTATTAACTCTTCTTCTAACGTTATCTTAATCTCTTGCGACACTACCTCTAATCCAATTATTGTTACCTTACCATTAGCTAATGCAGTTGGAGCTGGTAGATTTTATATAATTAAAGATACTTCTGGAACGGCTGCTACCAATATCATTACCGTTTCTCCTAATGGTGCTAATACCATTGATCAATCTTCTACTGCTCCAATTATTAGAAATAATTTTGATGGTTTGTGCGTAGTCTCAGATGGAACTAGTAACTGGATGTTGTTTAGATACGCTATTATTTCAACTCCAATACTTACTACTTCCACTACTGTTAATGTGCCGGATATTACTCAAGATGCTACATATGTTCTTAATGTTACTTCTGCCAGTATCACAATTAATCTTCCTGCTCTTTCTAGTGTAACTCCAGGAGTAAAATTGATTATAAAAGATTCTGGAGCAGCCTCTTTTTCATCCAATACAATTAGTATTGTACCTAATGGGGTTAATTTTATTGAAGGTTTAAACGCTACCGTAGTTATCGGTACTCCTTTCGGAGAGGTGGCATTAGTAGCAACTTCTTCCGGATGGTATATGATTTAAGAAGGAAAAAAATATGGTATCTAGATTTAATCGAAGAATTTATACAACTTCCGACACTTGGGTCGCTCCTCCAGGCATTACCCAAGTTCAAGTAACTGGTTGCGGAGGTGGCGGTGGTGGAGGTGGTGGAAATAATGGTGCCGGAGGTGCCTCTTATACTTCCGATTCTGGTGGAGGAGGCGCAGCTTCCATTGTAAGAACAGTTCTACAAACTGTTATTCCAGGTAATACTTATACTATTACCATAGGCGCTGGCGGAACTGGCGGAGCTGTAGCTACTAATGGAAATAATGGTGGAGATACTACTTTTGGTCTCAACGTTACTTTTGCTGGAGCCACAGGAGGAGCTGGTGGTAATGGAGGTTTCTCTTCAATTAATGCTAAGGGTGGTTTACCAGCCAAAGGTTTCTGGAGAGAATTTCGTACTGGTACATCAGCCGCTTATTACTATTCCAACACTTTAGATCAACAACCTGGTGCCGGTGGTAATGGTCATCAACAAGATTCTAATAACGTTTCTGTTAACCAATCAGGTGGTATTGCTTCTGCTTCAGGAAATGCTGGCGGAACAGCCGGAGTTTCTGGAGCTAATGACTCTACCTCTTACGGTGGAGGAGGCGGAGGAGGCGGTGGAGCTGGTAGTATTAATGCTTCTTCTACTGGTGGCAATGGTGGAGCTGGTGGAGAAGGTTCAGTTTCTGGTACGGCTGGAAATGGTCAAACAGGTCAACTAGCGGGTGGATTTGGTGCTGGTGGTGGTGGTGGTGGAGCTGGAGGCTCTTCTACAGCCGGAACACCAGGTTCCGGAAGAGGCGGCGGTGATGGTTCACCTGGATATTTAGAACTTGTTTGGATCTCATAAGAAAGGAATATAAATGAATACAATATACATTATTAAAAATACTGTAAACGATAAAGTTTATATTGGTCAAACTTGTAAATTAATTGATGGTAAAAGAGTTTGTATGGAGAAATTATGTTAAACGCCCAAACCGTACCAATTTCATTCCAAGGCGGTCTTGCAAGTAAGACCGATGCATTACAAGTTCAACTACCTAATCTTACTTCATTACAAAATGCTAAGTTTGATAAAGTTGGAGCTTTAAACAAAAGACCAGGTTATGATATTTTAGGTAAAAACATCATGACCAATGGTGCTATTACTTCTGCCGTAGCCATTGATTCTTTTAACAGTGAAATTTGTCTTTTCGATAACGTTAACGTTTATACTTATATTGATTCTATTGGTGCTTGGTCTAATCGTGGTCCGGCTATTTCTTTAATCAATACCAATAACAAAATTGTAGATATTACTTCCGCCCAACAATTAAATCCAGACTGCGCTTTCCTAAACGAAGTAAAAGTCTTTGCCTATGAAGATTCAAGAGGACCGTTAAGATACTCTGTACTAGATTATGTAACTAACTCTTATATTCTTTTCGATCAAGCTATTCCAGGCGGCACAAGTAAACCAAAACTTATCTCGGCTAACGAATTAATCTATTTGTTTTATACGTTTAATAATGTTCTATGTTATCAAACTATTAATACAAATAACCCAGGCGTTATTACTCCTCAAGTACCATTGATCGCAGATGGTTACCAAGGTTTTCCTTATGACGTCTGTATTAACAATTTAGCTAGTACACCAGATAATGATTTAATTTATATCACTTACATTGATCAAACAGGTCAGGTAATTGCTTTTGATTTAGATCCAGATGGTAATATCAATAATACCACTACCGTAGCTTCTGGTGCTATTGTCAATTCTAATTTCTTATCTGTCAGTATTGTGCCCGATTCATTTGGACAAAATTGGATTTCTTGGTCTACCGGAGCGGCGGTTTATACTTCTACTTATGATGCTATTACTTGGGCTCAAATCCAAGCACCATCTTTGGTGGATACAGTAGTCAGCCCAATTGTGACAGGAATAGAATCTATTAATGCAGGATCGCTACAGATTATTTATGAAGTTTATAATGCTATTTCTTCCAATGAGGCAGTTCGATCTCAAGTAGTAGATATATTAGGCAATGCTAATTTTATTGGACAATTACTATCTGTTGGTTTGGCGGCTAAACCATATAAACAAGGTAAAGATATTTATGTTAATTTAGCTTATCAATCTCAAGGAACTCAATATTTTCCTGGTGGACCAATCATTCCATTACAGAACACTTACTTTACTGCTTTGTTAACTAACGTTCCATTTACTATTGTTTCTAAAGTTTCTCCAGGATCTGGAGGAGGATTAAGAACTAACCATATGTTATCAGAAACAGCTACGATCGCTCCTGGTATTTTTTTGTGGGCAAACTTAACTCAAAATAAAATAGTCTCTGAAGACTTAATTACTTTCTCTTTAACAGGTGTTAACTCAACTATTATTGATTATACTAATCCTAATAAGTTTAACTCTGTTACTTTCTCTAATAATTTACTTTATGTAGGAGGATTGTTACAATCTTATGATGGTGTTCAAGTAGTAGAACAAAACTTTAACGTTTATCCGGAAGATCTCTTATATGAAGTTCTTCCTGGTCAAGGTGCTTTATCCGCCGGACAATATCAATATCAATTTGTTTATGCTTGGAATGATAAATTTGGTCAGACACAATACAGCACACCATCTCCAGCTTTACAAGTAACTACTCCAGTTAATGCAGCAGTACAATTTGCTATACCTTCTTTAAGACTTACATCTAAAGATAATGTTATTATCAAAGTGTATAGAACACAAGTTAATGCTCAGGTCTTCCAAGAAGTAACATCTAATTTGGTGCCATTAAAAAACAATCCAAATACTAATTATATTTTGTTCACAGACGCCTTATCCGATGTCGAGATCACTAACAATGCACCAATTTATACCACTGGAGGCTTTTTACCAAATTCTGCGCCACCATCTTGCTCTATGATCTCCTTGTACAACAACAGAGTGATAATTGGAGGACTAGAAGATCCTAATTTGCTATGGTATTCTAAAAACAAAGTAGATAATTCTAACTCATCCACTATTCCAATAGAATTTACTTCTTTTAATACTATCTCGGTCAACCAGTTAGGTGGACCGATCACTGGTTTAGGATTAATGGATGGTAATTTAATTATCTTCAAGCGCAATGCTATCTTTATTATGAATGGCGAAGGAACTAATGATCAAGGAGGAGGTCAACCTTTTCCAGATCCTCAATTAATTTCTCAATCTGTTGGTTGCGCTAACCAAGCTTCTATTTTATTAACTACTTCTGGTATTATGTTTCAATCTCCAAACAAAGGAATCTGGATGCTTCCAAGAACTTTAGGAGAACCTGTGTATATTGGCGCTGGAGTAGATACAGAAGCTAAAACTTTTCAAGTATCATCATCTAATTTAGATCCTAATAGTAACTCTGTTATTTTTACTACTTATGATGGTCCTGCTATGGTTTTTGATTATTTTATTAATCAATGGGCAACCTGGACCAATCATAACGCAGTTGATGCTGTGGTATTTAATGGTGAATTTACTTTCGCCAAGTCTAATGGATCAGTTTATCAACAAAATCAATCTATTTTCTATGATGGTTATGTTGCCGAACAAGCAGTACCATATTCAATGGAAATGACCACGCCATGGATCTCTTTAGCTAATAACTTAGGATACCAAGCGATCTTTAGATTTTTTATCTTAGGACAATACCGTGGCGCTCATGAATTAGATGTTTCTGTCTCTTATGACTTCGATCCAGCTTTTACTAGAACAGCTTCATTCCAACCAACTTCTTTGGCAGGAATTAACGTCTGGGGCTCTGGAGTAAACTGGGGTCAACCTTCTCCTTGGGGCGGAACTTGGTCTCCATATATTGTACAAGTTAATTGCTCTAGACAAAAATGTTCCTCTATTAGGATCAGAATTAAAGATGCTCAAGAGCTTCCATATAATGAAGGTTATACATTAAACAATATCTTAATGGAAGTTGGCTTATTCAATGATGGCATGCGTCTACCTGTCACGAATAAAAAGAGCGTTTAATATTACAATAAAAAGCTATTTAATAAAGGAAATAATACATGGTCGATACACAACAAGTTAAAAGTGTCAACGTCGATGATTCGCCAGGCGATGATTTGATGAATTATCCAAAAGTTGATCCAAATGCTTATAAGAATCCTGTTGGCAATCAAGCAGGCAATTGGCAAGGCGGCATGAATAACATGCTTGGTACTACCACAGGCGCAGCTCCTCAAATGGGCTATGTCAATGCTGGTCAAGCCGCACAGCTTGGTAATACTGCTACCTATGGTGGCGCCAAAATGGATCAAGGACAATATAACCAAAGCTGGAATGCTCAATGGCAATTAGCCAATCAATTGGGCGCCATGGCTGCTGGTCAAGGTCCTTCTATGGCTCAAGTCCAAGCTCAACAAGCTCAACAACAAAATTTACAAAACCAAATGGCAATGCTTGGAGCGCAAAGAGGAGCTTCCAATCCTGCTTTAGCTGCTTATCAAGCTCAACAAATGGGTGCTCAATCCATGCAACAAGCCGCTCAACAAGCTGTAGCTGGTAGAACTCAAGAAGAAATGGCTGCTATGCAAGCTCAAGGACAATTGCTTGGTGGTATGAATCAACAGGCACAATCATTTGCTGGCAATCAAGCTCAATTAACTCAACAAGCTCAATTAGCTTCTATGGGTGCGATCAACCAACAAAATGCATTGCAAGCACAAATGAATCAACAACAACAACAGTACCAAGCTGGATTGTATCAAGAAGCTAACCAAGGAAACTTAGGAGCTCAACAAGCTCAGAATGCTTTAAATGCTCAACAATACAATAACTATATGAGCATGTTACAACAAATGAACTTGGCTCAGTTCCAAGCTTCCATGGCTCAACAAGCTCAGGAATCATCTAACTGGTTGACCGCTGCCGGTATTAAGCAAGGATTAAGTATTAATCAGGCAAATATTGATGCTTCTATTGCCGGATCTATTGCTGGTGGTGCTGCTGGTGTAGCTGGTGGCGTAGCTGCGGCTGCTTCTGATATTAATTCTAAAAAGAATATTACATCTGGTGAGAAACAATTAAGTAAAGTATTAGATAATGTGTATAATTCTCCTCAGTTTCTAAAAATGTTAATGATCATATAAGGAGAAAGAAATGCCACAACAACAAGGTGTAAAAGGATTTAAATATTCCAATAAAGTTAGTGATGAGGAAATTGGATTAGGTATTGCCGCAGGAGTAGCTGTCTTGGCTGCTATTGTGGCTGGTGTAGCTACTTATGGTGCTGCCGCTGCTCCTGCTGCTGCTGGTGCAGGTGCTGCTGTAGGTACCGCTGCTGGCGCTGGAGCAGCCGCAGGAACGGCTGCTGCGGCAGGTGGAGCGGCTGCTGGAACTGCTGTAGGAGCAACTGCGGCGGGTGCTGGAGCCGCTGGTGCGGCTGGTGCAGGTGCTGCCGCGGGCGGAGCTGCTGCTGGAGGCGCAGCCGCAGGAACGGCTGCCGGTGCAGCTACTGCTGGAAGTTTAGTGGCTCAAGGTGCTGCTGCCGCAGGAACAGGAACTGCTATTGGAGCTGGTTCTGGAGCAGCCGCTGGTGCTGCAACAGGTGCGGCGGCTGGCACAACTGCTGCTGGTACTGCTGCTTCAGGAGCGACAGTAGCTTCTTCATTACCAACTTTAGCCGCTGGAACAGCTTTACCAACCTCTATGGGTGGATTACCAATGGCTGCTTCTGCTCTTCCAACTATTGCAGCAGGATCTGGAGGAGTACTTCCTTCTGCTGCTAGTGCTGGATTAGCTGGTGGCGCAGCCGGAGGAGCTGGTGGAACGGTCGGTGCTACAGGTGCTGGCGCTGTTTCTACTTTGCCAACCATCTCTGCTTCTGGTGCAGGATCATCTCTACCAATGGCAGGAGCCGCAGGAACTGGAGCTTTACCAATGGCTACTCCAGCATTGCCGGCGGCTGGTGCTGCTGGAACGGGCGCATTACCAATGGCAACTGCCACTTTACCAACCATGACTTATCCAACTACTACTGGTGTTGGATTAGGAGCTAGTAAAGCCGCTATGGCGGGCGCAGGCGCCACTGGAGGTGCGGCTTCTGGACAAGGTGGAACATCTACAGCTAAATTAATTGAATTAGGAGCTAGAGGAGCTCAAGGAATTGGTAGTAATATCTCGCAACAAGCGATCAGTCGACCAGTTCCAAGCGTCTCCATGCCATCTAATCCTCAAGGTAATGTACCTTCCATCTCAGACAATGCTTTTGGTGGAGGTACTTTAGATTTTAGTAATAATACTTTAGGCGCTGCACCTCCTCCAGCTCAAATGCAATTGGGCGCAGGTATGCCAATGAATGGGTTAGGATCGACAGGAGGCTTTCAGGCAGGTGGTTTTCAACCAATGCAATTAGCTCCGATAACCAATCCTTATGCAGTACCTCCAATGGCATTTTCTGATATAAGAACAAAAAGAAACATTAGAATCGGCGAAGCAGAAATGAATAAGATTCTAAATAATATTTATAACAAATTGGTGAAATAATATGGCATTCTTAAACGATGGTCGCTGGATTCCAGATGTTCCGATGAATCTTAATCAAAGAGTAAATGCAGATGCTGGTATTGCGCCACAACCAATGTTGCAATCCAATTATCCTGCCAACATTAATCTTCCTCAATCTTTTGCGCAATCTCCAATGATTGCTCAGCAATTGATGGCATCTCCTAATTTTAATATTAATCCGGCTATGATGCAAGGCATGCCTCCTCAAACTATGGCATATCAAGGATCGCCTGGACAATTTGGTCAAGCGATTAATGGTAGCCAAGCTATGCAAAACATTAATCAAGCCATGGCTGGTCAAGGTCCAATGCAACCGGCACAGAACAATATTCCTGTGTCTCAGAATCCTCAAACAGATTTAACTCCGTTGCAAACTTATAACATGATGCCTGCTCCTCAACCAAAATCATTAACTCAATCGGTTAATATGAGCGATCCTCAAGCTCGTCAAAACTATCTTAATGCTTTGAATAAAACTAATGGTCAAGCGGCAGCTAATAATGCTTGGAGAAATCCATATGGTCAACAAGGTCAAGGACCTCAAGCCGGTTTTCAAGGTTTTCAACAAAATGGCGGAGGATATCAAGGACAAGCTCCGCAACAATATCAACAACCACAACAAGGTCAACAATTAGGTTGGGCGCAAAATAACGCTACTGGTGGTCAAGTCTCAGCTCAACAACAAGCTGGAGGACAATACGTTCAAGCTCAATCTAATACAGGAAATGTCACCGCCGGAGGACAAGGCGGAGTTCAAGGTCAACCTGGTTACAAACCGGGCGGAGATGCTGGTTATATGGGTAATAAAGCCGCTTCTGATATTAATTCTAAACAAAATATCCAAGCTGGTGATAATCAATTGCAAGAATTCTTAGATTCTCTTGGCGTATATGATTACGAATATAAAGATCCTAAGTACGGAGATGGTAGAAGAATCTCTCCGATGGCTCAAGAGATAGAGTCAACACCATTAGGTAAAGCCGCCATCTCAACTAATGAAGAAGGATATAAGATTGTAGATTATGGCAAATTAGGTGGTACCATGCTTGCTTCATTAGCCTTATTAAATCATAAATATAATAAATTGGAAGAAGAATTGAAGAGTTCTATTAAAGAAAATCTTAGACTAAAAGGTAAAATAAAATGAGCCTAGTATTATTAAACCATAACTATGATAAACTAAATAAAGGAAAGAAATAATATGGCATTACCTAATCAATTGATCCAACAGGATCGTGATAAATATGCAGGAACATCTACACCAGATCCTCTTGCTCCTTCACCATTAGATGCAGCTCCGGTACCTCCACCAGCGCCTCCTGTCCAAGCAGCTCCTGCACCTGTTGCTCCATTACCACAACCTGGACAATTTGGTACTAATCCAATTAATCCAATGCAAACTCCTGGTTTGACGGCGGATGTTTTTGCAAGACGCGCCCAAGCTGAGCAAAATATTGCTCAAGAAGATATTGGAATTAATAATGATTTAGCTGCCGCATATGATAAAGGCTCGGCTTTTACTCAAGATGTCATGGCTCAACAAAAAGCCGAGATGGAAGCTGGTAAAGCTGAAGCTGATCGCCGCGCCAAAGCAATGGATGAAGCTATTGCTCGTGGCAGAACTATGAGCGTGGATCCTCAACGTTATTGGAACAAACAAGGAACTGGTTTAAATATTCTTTCTGCTATTGCGATCGGATTGGGTTCTTTTGGTTCTGGTATGACTAAAGGAGCTACTGGTAATCCAGCTATGGAATTAATTACTCGCGCTATTGATAATGATATTAAATCTCAACAATCTGACATAGATAGCTATTGGAGAAGTGTTCAACAACAATTTCAAGTAGATGATTCTGTGTGGAATAAATCATTAGCTAAACAACAATTTTATACTAATTATATGCAGTCTGGTTTAAGAGTAACTCAGATGGAAGTGGCGGCTATGCAAGCTAAGTCTGCTAATCCTGAAGTGAAGAGAAAACTAGCTGATATGAATATGGCATTGGAAACCAAACAAATTGAATTGCAAGAAAAATCTGGTTCTTTCTATGCCGAAATGATCCGTCAACAAAAAGCGGCTCAAGCTGCCGCAGCAGGAGCCAGAAGAGTTGATGCTGATAAGCGTAATGCTATGGTGAAGGATTTAGTGACCAGCCAGGTTGCTCAAGGTATTCCAGCCGACGAAGCTATGAGAAATGCTTTACAACAAACAGATGATTTGTTTCCTCAATTAAAAGGAACACAATTTGCTTCTCCTGGACAAAATTATCAAGCTATGCAAGATCAATTAGTGGCAGGTTATGTTGGTGCTCAAAATACTCTTAATAGTAAAGATAAGAGCGTAGCTGCTAAAGCCAAAGCTGATATGACTGCTCGTTATATGGCAGCAGGTTTATCTAAAGATCAAGCAGAGAAAAAAATAGCTCTTATTCAAAAAGCCTCAGTCAATGATTTTAGAGTTGCTGCTCAAGCTGATATGGATATTTCAGGTGTAGCTAATCCTTACGCTGGAACTGGTACACTATCTAGTTCCGATCCAAGAGTTGTTACTGATCCTAATGGAAAACTATTTAGATTTCCATCCAAAGAAGCTGCTAAAGAATATGGCGAAAGAGCTGCTGGTTCTTATGAGTTTGCTCGTTTAGCAGATGAATTATTAGCGTTGAGAACCAGACAAGGTGGCGGATTTAGTACAATCTTAAATCCAACTGATGCTGCCAAAGAAGATGCTATTCGTTCTAAGATGGCAGCCGCTTGGGCTAAGGCTAATGGTGGTGGTAATGCTTTGAGTGATAAAGAATTTGATAGAGCTATGTCTATTATTCCAAAAGCATCTAATTACAATATGCCTTGGTCAGTAGATCCAGCTAAAGCTATTGCTTCTATTAAACAATTAGCTTTGGATGCTAACAAATCTAATATTGAAGGATTGGGCGGAAAATCTTATGGAGCCCAAGGTACTCCTGGTGGTGCAGTTCCAGTTTCTACTGGAGGAGGATCCGCAGTACCTGCTAGACCAAAAGGCGGAAGTTCTAGTTCTTCTGTTCCTGCCAAACCAACTTCGGCAGGACCAACTTCAGCCGCACCTCCAACCGGACCAACTGCCGCCAAAGGTGGTAGTTCAGGACCAACTCGTTCATCAGAAGATAGATTGAAAGACGAAATCGCTAAACTAACAGGCGGTCGCTAATGCCAACACCAGATTTAACTAATATAGGTCCGATCGGACCGACAGGTCCTTCTGCGGAATTTGGTCCTCCTCTTCCTCCTGAAATGGAAGGTCCTACAGGTCCAACCTTTGAAGGCGCACCTAGTGTTAAGCCCGGAGTAATTAATGTTATTTCTCCTGACGGCGAGCCTATGGAATTGGATATTGATTGGTTAATCAAACCAGAAAATATGAGCACCTTCCAATCTGAAGGATGGTCTTTACCTTCTAAACCAATGGCTCAGCAAGATTTAGAACGCCAAGGAGTTTCTCCTGGCAGCATCTTAGTTATTTCTCCAACTGGTGAAGAGCAAGAATTAGATTCTGATTGGTTAAAGAATCCATCCAATATGGCAACCTTCCAACAAGAAGGTTGGAAGTTGGGCGCTCCAGCGGCTGTAGAACATAATAAAAAGGTTAATCAAGATTTTACCGATCTTACTACCGCTGGGTGGTCTAGAATTGATGAACGTCATGCTATGGATGCAGTCACCGATGACGATGGTAATTATAAACTATTGGATTTGAATGGCGATCCAGTTTTAGCTACTAGAAAACAATTAGTTCCATTATTAAGTAGTGGATTTAGATTTCAAGATCCTAATTTCCAATCTTTGTATGATGCCAATCGTAGATTAGCCTCTGATACAGAAACTGCGGCTGATGTAGGTGCTCTTGGCGCCATGGAATCAGTACCAGGATTAAAATGGATTAATGATAAGATCACAGACAATTTTGGTACTGCGGCTGGTAAAGCTTCTAATATTGCTTTAGATGTAGCAAAACATAATGAACAATCTACTGCTCATACTGTGGGTACGGTAGCTGGTATTGGTGCTCAATTAGGTATACCAACTGGTGTCTTCGGAGAAGTTAAATTAGCCCAAGCTGCTAAAGCAGGTATCTTAGGAAAATTAGTTCCGGAAGGCGCTTCTTTTGGTAAACAATTATTAGCTAAAGGATTAGGTACGGCTGCGGAAGGTGCGATCATAACTGCTCCTCAAGCTATTGCTCAATTAGCTCTTGATGAAAATCCAAAAGCGGCTGCCGAATCTATTGGAATTGGAGCTGGTCTTGGATTAATCTTAGGAATTGGCGGTCCTCTTTTATCTAAAACTGGAGAGCTTGGTTTATCTGGTTTGAAGAAAACCGCCGGCGCAGTAGAACCTTATTTCCAAAGCAAATTAGCTGGAGTTACTGGAGGAACTGTTAAAGCAGAGTTGGCTAAAGATTTGGCTACTTCATCTACTGGTATGGTAGAAAAAGTAACTGGAGAACAAGGTATTATCCGTCAAGGATTAAATGAAGTAGATGATGCTTTTGCCAAATCTTTGGCTGAAAAAGGATTAAAAGGAAAATCTAAAGAAAAGATTGTAGATGGTTTAAGACAATTAGCTGAAGGTGAAAGGATCGCTCCTTTACTACCTCAATTAGATAAAGCTTCTACTAAATTAACTGGTTTAGCACCAAAAGAAGCTAATGATCTATTAGCTAAGTTGGCACAAAAGACTGAGTCCTTATTAGATTTTGATGGTCAATTAGGTAAAATTTCAGCCCAATTAGATGAGAAAATTTTCAATTTAGCTGATAAGTCCGGCAATATTACTTTAGAGAACATGCATAAGTTTGTTAAAGAACTTGGTTCAGATATTAATTGGAAATCTTTAGTTTCACAAGAAGGCGGAACCTTAGAGAACCAAATCAAAAGCTTATATTGGGGCACCATTCAAGAAGAAATGGTGAAACAAATTGATAGCATTGTGGCTTTAGAACGAGATGCTAAACTCATAAAAACTTGGGCAACAGAAGGAAAATTATTAGAGAAGTATTATCAAAACTTTGATGCCGCTTTAAATGCTCCAAAATATGAGTTAAATCAATATGTTAAAGCAGCTCTAGGTTTAGCGACCGATCGTGTAACTGGAGCTATGGCTGGAACAGTGGGCGGACCAATTGGTATGATCGCGGGTGCTGGTTTAGCAGATGCGGCAAAACCATTAACACAATCTATTGAGACGGCATTAATAGAACGTTATGCTAATCAATCTGGTAGCAAGTTAGGTAATTTCTTAGTTAAAAATAAATTATCTCAAGCAATTGGTTCTTATCTTACAGTGGATGCTATTAAAAATATGGAATCTAAGATAGGAGAAATTCCTCAATATCTTAAAGATATGGGTACAGTTCTTAAAATTGGAGCCATCAAAGTTCCGGCGGCATTTGTGCCAGAGAAAGATCCTATCAAGTCCATTCTTGGAACTGAGGCTAATGGTTTAACTAAAAGTCAACAATTCAATA